AACAGTTTGTGCACCCCCGCTTAATTTAACCCTGAAGGGTGGCCCAGGAGCCACGAATAATGCTGATGTTGCTTTCTACAGGACGCAGACTAATGAGCCTATCTTCTTTAAAGTTTCATCTCCAACTAATTTAATCCAGACAAATCCGCAGCAACTTCCTTATGCCACGTACACCGACAATTCACCAGATTCTCCGACTGTCACAAATGCTGCCATTTCTGTTTCTGTTACTCCAACCTACGGTATTGGGAGTAACACTCCGCTGTATTCCTCGTCAGGAGAAGTAGAACACGACGCCCCGCCTGCAAGCACTGCTATCATAAATCATCAAGATAGATTAATCGTGGCATCCGCAGAGCAACCACAGACGCTCTGGTACTCTGAACCCTGGAGCGTAGGACTTGGAGTAGCTTTTTCTGAAGAGCAAACTATTCGCCTGAATGCCATTGTTGGTTCAACTGTAGGTGGACCAATTGTTGGATTTGCCTCAATGGACGGACGGCTAATTATTTTCCAGTCAGATGCCGTG